ACTGCCCGATCTATGGGGAAAGTGCCTGAAACAGTGTGCATGATGTGACGATGATGCATGCCTGAAAACCGGATAGAACCTTATCTCATAAGGGGTTCAGGTATGCGAAGTTTGAGATGATTAATACGTACCGAGGAAAAAAACATCAGGTCTTTGAACAAGTAGCATCAGATGATGAACAGGAGGAGGGCCCTAAGCCCCACTCTGCATGAAGGCAAACCAAGTGAAGGAGGAGATTAGAATGACTGCAATGGAGACGTTGATGACCATCATGATGAGCTGCCTGGCTCTTGTCGCATTTCTGTCCTGGCGCATGGATAAGGAGCGCCTGCTGTACGTCGAGAAACTTGACGCGATGACGGACGAGCTCCGTCGTCTTCGCGAGGATAATACCCGCCTGCGCGATGAAGTGTCCAAGTGCTATGTGGAGTCGGTGTGCAGCTACGGAAAGGTATGCCGTGACCTGCATGAACTGATGTATTGCGTGGACGAGCTCCGCTGGGCCATCAATACGAGCAAAGCTGTGAACAAGGATGCAGCCGAGCACCTGCGTGATCCGTTCTTCCCCGAGGAAGAGGATGACTATGGATGGACTGGCCCGGTGGAGACGCCGGACAATCCCATTGAGAAAGACATCATCGAAGGCCTGAAGCATGACGGCGTCTGGGATCCAGAGCCAGACAACCACGATAAACGCTCGGCATGAAGGGAGATGGTCTATCGAGAACGACGGCAGGGACAGAACGCGAGGCGACTACATTATATAGAAGGGAGGTGAAGTCCTTGGAGAGTGCAGCTATCGAGATGATGATTGTCAATGCAATCGAGAGAACCGGGCGGGCCATGGCCAAGCATATGGGAGAGCGTCAAACACCAGACGAGCTTCTGACGGTCAAGGAAGTGGCCAAAATCCTGAAGGTCAGTCTCAACTACGCAAACCATCTTGTGCAGTCCGGCATTATACCGGGACTCAAGATGAACGGCATGAAGGTCCGCCGCCGTGCCCTCGAGGCATGGATGGCGGCGATGGAAGGGCAAGACCTATCCGATCCGGCGCAGCCGGTCCCCATCCGGCGGCCCAGTAAAAGCGCATGAAAAAAGAGGTGATACCTTGCTGGCCATAAAAAAATAGAGCTGCCCGCTCGGACAGCTCTAGGTACAAAATCGATTGTCGAACCCGAATTTGTACCTCCTATTATATAGCACGAAGCTCCCGGACGCAAGACAAGCGGCGAATTTTTGAGGGTGGGATCCCTCTTTGGCCGCTTGATAAAGGGATTAATGTACCGACACGTATCCGCATAAAGATACAGAATAGAGGAACAAGTAGAACAGGAGCACAGAGATGGCATATGTCAGGAGAAGGTGGGTAGCCCACCATCGGAGATACATCGTGGAAGACAAGTACCACACCCAGAGGATGATGCCGGAGAAGAGGAGTATCCGAGAGAGGCGAAGACCTCGAACGGGACTCGGCACCTCGCAGAAGCAGGCGAAGATCAATGCCAGGCAGCGGGCGGAGCGCCTGAGTCGGCTCATCCTGGATAACTTCGAGTCAGGAGACTGGTATGTGACGTTCACGTTGAACTCTGAGTTGACAGAGGATGCCATCAAGACAGCATACGGGAAGATGACGCGCGAGCTGCGGCGCTGGTACAAGAAGCAGGGAGTGACCTGCAAGTATATCGCCGTTCTCGAGAATCTCAAGAACGGCGGCCGCAAGCATGGCCACATCCTTCTGCCAGCCGTACCAGATGCCAGCTTCCAGGAGATGCGCCGCGCTCTCCAATCGGCGTGGCCACAAGGCGATGTCTACCTCAAACCCTATGCCGGTGAAGTCATGAATGCGTTTCGACTGGCCTCTTACTACGTCAAGGAAGAGGTCAAGGTGGACCGTCGCACGAAGGTGAGCAAGGTCTGCAAGAAGCAGGATGCTCAGCCCATGCGCGGCCGCCTCATGACAAGCCGGAATCTCTTGCGCACGGAGCCCACGAAAGAGCCGATCCGGACCGCAGAAACCTACCGGGAAACCATCAAGGCCCCGAAGGGATATCACGTCGTGGTGGAGCTGAGCTATAACGGCTTCACCGAAGAAGGCTATCCGTACCAGCACGCAGTGTATGAGGCGGATGAATTACAGGAGGAAAAACAACATGATCATCATCACCATCGCAAACCTGAAAGGCGGCGTCGGCAAGACCGTGACCGCGATCAACGTGAGCTACCTGCTCGCGGCCGAACACGGCAAAAGAGTCCTGCTCGTCGACAATGACCAGCAGGGAAACAGCTCCCAGTTTTTCGGGCGGTACAGCTACGATAAGCCAAGCATGAGCGACGTCATGAAGCGGACCGTGCATGCCCGTGAGGTCATCCAGCATACGGACTATGAAGGGCTCGACATTATCCCGAGCAATCTGACACTGGCCGAAGCCGAGCGCACCGTCATGCTGGACAGCGTCGTCCCGCAGCAGATTCGTCTGAGGGAATGTCTGCGCGAGGTCAAGGACGACTACGACTATGTCATCATCGACAATCCGCCGTCCCTGCATATGTGCGCAGTCAATGCGCTCTCGACGAGTGATTACCTCATCGTCCCGGCCGTCATCAGCCGCTGGACATTCGAGGGGATTGACAGTCTCTTAGAGCAGGCACGCAAGGTGCAGGCCTATCTCAATCCGCAGCTCCGCTTCCTCGGCACGCTCATGACGTGCTGCCGGCGGACGCCAAGCGGACAGCAGGGAGCCGAATGGCTGCGCGCGCATGCTCAGTATCAAGTTTTTGCGAACTACATCCGCTGGACCGACAAGGTCGATGAATCCACGTTTACGGCCGAACCCATCGTGCTGCATTCGCCGCGCTGCGGGGCATCGAAAGATTACCGCGCGTTTGTCAACGAGCTCCTCGTGATGGTGTCCGATTCGGACACCGAAACAGCGGAAGAAGGTGCGGCCAAATGAGACGTTCCATCTACCAGCATTCGTTCGCCTGGCTGCGCTACAAGGCTCAGCGTGAAAGACGGCAGCAACGAATCGCGACACTTTTCGATGTGCTGCATCTCGGCGGGATTGGCATCAAGGGACTTTTGATTTTCGCGATGCTGTATCTCTGCCTCTGTGTGATGGCGGTTTGAAGGGAGAATACCATGGCAAAATTTGATTTGATGGGCATCATGAGTCAGGCCAGCCGCGAGGCTGCGGGCGACCGCCCACAATACGAGATTCAGAGACTGCTGCTCAGCGAGCTTTATCCGAATCCGGAAAACCAGAAAGTCTACGAAGTCAAGGACATTGAGGAACTGGCCGATGCCATCGAGATGGCGGGCGGCGTTCTGCATAACCTCGTGGTCAGTCCTGCCGATGCGGCCGGACGCCACATGATCATCAGCGGCGAGCGCCGGTATCGGGCCTGCTGTCTCCTGGTACAGCAGGGGAAGATGCAGTACAACGAGGTCAACTGCATCATCGAGAACAAGCGCGACAAGGATATCCTCGACCTCATGCTGCTGCTGACAAACAGCACGGCCCGCCAGCTCAGCGACCCTGAAAAAGTCCGGCAGGCCGAGTCCCTGACGAACATCCTCAAGCGGATGCAGGAAGCCGGCAAGGTCGAAGGCCGCGTCCGCGACATCGCGGCGAAGATGCTGCGCGCCAGCTCCGGACAGCTCGCACGCTATCATGCGATTGCCGAGAATCTGCAGGACCCGTCCTTGAAGCTCGGCTTCGACGAGGGAAAGATTGGCATCAGTGCGGCGTATGAAGCCAGCCGCCTCGATGCCGAGGGCCAGAAGAAAGTGGCCGACACGCTGGAGAAAGAAGGCAAAGTCTCCCTGCAGCATGTAGCTGAGGCTAAAAAGCCTGTCTCGGATTATGTTCCGCTGCAACCGAAGCATGCGGAGAAGCTCCTCAAGAAAATGGAGATGGTCGGCATCGAGAACATGACGCCCTGCCAGCAGTGCAAGATTGCGACGAACTGCCAGAACTGCTGTGACATCTGCAAACACCCCTGCAGTGTTCTGCAAGAATGCCACAAAGATAAGGCATCGGCATGGGATATCCTCCGCGAAGAACTCCAGACACTGCGGGAACAGCACCTCAAGCAGCTCAAGAAAGAATGGGCTGCCGAAAAAGCGAACCGTGCGCATCGTGAAAAAGCCATCATCGCGATGCTCGACAAATTCATGGAGGCCCAGCAATGATGAACCGATATGTGTCCGATTCGGACACCGAGCGCACAGAAGGGAGGTGAACATCATGATGATACTCGTGGTACTCGGCATTGTGGCCTGCTTGCTGATTCTCTACAATCTCTGGCGGGCACACAAGACGCTGCAGAACCTGCGAATCTCGAACTGGTCGCCGGGTGACAGTGAGACGCGCAGCGAGAGGACAAAGCGGTAAGAGTAAGCGAACAGGAGGTTTGGTTGGCATGGGAATGATTCGCTTGAAGAAGAACATGACAGAGCTCGACATCTTGCGGGCGGAGAAAGAGAACGAGGCACGGCGTCAGAAGGCCCTGACGGACTTCCGGACAGGAGCCATCAAGAGCCAGGAAGCCAAGACCATCATCCGCGTCTGCGACGAGATGAAGAAAGAGCTGGCACGCAGAAAGAGGGGCTTGAAATGAGTATGCAGAAACGATGTATCCTCCCGCATCCCTGCAACGGGCCGCTCTACAAGGAATGGACCGAGACGGACTTCTTCCTGAAGATGCTCGAGGAATTCGACGAGGTCGGGAAAGCCTACGCGAAGCTGCGGGCGGCAGAGCGGGAAGGATTGCCGAAGGAAGAAGGGACGATGCGCTGGTGGAAGCTCATGGAAGAATGCGTCGACCTGCAGGTGGCGGCCACCAGCTTCATGGAGCGGTGCGGCTGTACCGAGGCGGCACGGCAGAAGCTCATGGACTACGTCAATCATCACAACGCCCGCAGAGACAACGGCCTGCGGTTCAGGAAGGGTGAGAGCGATGACGGGGAATGAAACCGGGATGCTGCTGAACATCCTGTTCTTTGCGGCCATGTTCTGCCTGACGACCACGCTCTGGCGGAAAGAGAAAGCCAGGGCCGAGCATCTGGACAGGGCACTGCGGCAAATGGCCGACAGCTGGATGCAGGACAGCAAGACCATGGAGTCACGCCTGGATCGCTACAAGAAGCGTCTCGATGCCGTGAAAGAAGAGCGGGACCAGTTGGCCGTGCGGTGCAAGAAGCTGGAGCAGGACCTGAAGATGCAGTGGGTCTGGGACAGTAAGCACGGCTATTGGATCCCGAGCAATGCATCTGCCACGACGCTGATGCAGAAGGTGCCGTTCCCCATCATGGGCATCGCCAAGGATGACAAGAAAGACTGACCAGGAAGGAGGAGCAGATGGACGAGGAATCAGCCAAAGCACAAGCCGAGCGGATTGCGCTGGCCATCGAAGAAGACCACCGCCAGGCGGAACACTATCTGCTCTCCTATGCGCGGGAGCGGAAGGACTACGCGAAGCGGCGGGCGGAATACGTCTACAAGACAACGGCTGGCCATGATCCGACAGCAGCGTCAGCAGAGCGGGGCATCTTTTACGATACCCATGCGCGGGCCGCCCATTGGTTGCGGGCGGTCGAGATCCTGGAACAAAGCCTGCCTGAAGAGAAGCAGCTCTTCCTGCGGCTGCGGCGCGATGCCGAGAAGCAGAAGGGCAACGGCTTCTCCCGCGGTCGGCACGGCTGGGTCATCCGCGTCCAGCATCGCTTGGCCGAAGAGATGGAGAGCCGGTACCCTGGCCGCTCGTTCTGGATGGGCGAGCGGACGCTCAAGGTCTGGTGGAAGGACATGATCTGCCGGACAGCCGAGATTGCCGCCCGTCTGCGGAAAAAATAAAAAAGGGCAGCACGTTATTCCAGAATCCGCATGGTAAGATAATAACAGACCAACCCATAGAAAGCCTCGCGAGCTGAGTAGAGCCGCGGGGCTTTTTCCATGGGAATCACTTGACAGGTAGGAACGGAGCAAGAAATCGACGTGGGAGAGAGCGTGAAACCCCTTGAAATACAAGGCAAAAGAGGTGCTGGCGATGAAGAAGAAACTTTACAAGTTTGTACCGCAGAGAGACAAGAATCGTTTTCTTAACTATCTGGTAGACTGCGGGACGATATCCAAGGCAGCTCAGGCCATGGGCATCTCGCGCCAGACACACTACCTCTGGCTGCACAGCGATTCCAACTATGCCATCGCCTTCAACCGTGCCCGCGCCATGGCCAACGACCTGCTTGAAGAAGAAGCCTACCGGCGGGCTGTCGAAGGCTGCGAGCGCGGCATCTACTACAAAGGCGACAGGATCGCGACGCGCATCGAATACTCGGACACCCTGCTCGCGATGCTCCTCAAGGGAGCGTTCCCCGACAAATACAAGGACCGCGTCCAGCAGGAGACCGTAGGAGATGGCGGCGCAGAGCTCGCCTGGGAAGGAGATGACGACGATGATGACAACGCAGAAGAAACGGATCACGATACCGTACCGGCCGGAGCCACTCTGGAAAAAGACCATCCATCCGGCACTTGAGAACCACCGCTTCTCCGTCATCGTTGCCCATCGCCGCTTCGGCAAGACCGTCGGGACCGTCAACCACATCATCAAGAAGTGCGTGCAGAATCATCAGCGTTCCCCGATGTATGCCTACGTTGCGCCGTTCCGCAACCAGGCCAAGCTCATCGCCTGGAACTACCTGAAGTACTACACACATGTCATCCCCGGCGTCCGCATCAACGAGTCGGACCTCTTCATCGAGTTTCCGAGCCGTTATCAGGGCGCACAGGGCGGCCGCATCTACATCATCGGTGCCGACCATCCGGACAATCTGCGCGGCACGTACTGGGATGGGGCCATCCTCGACGAGTACGCACAGATCAAGCCGGAGCTCTGGGACGAGGTCATCCGCCCGTCGCTTGCAGACCGCAACGGCTGGTGCATCTTCATCGGCACGCCGAAGGGCCAGAATCAGTTCTACGAGATCTACCAGAAGGCACAGCGCGAGTCGGACTGGTACTGCTGCATGTACCGTGCCGACGAGTCAGGCGTCTTTGCACCGGACGGCCGCCTGGGACCGAAGGAACTCGAGGACATGAAGCGGGACATGAGCGAAGAGGGCATCCGCCAGGAGCTCTACTGTGACTTCACCGCTTCGGCCTACAACATCCTCATCACGATTGACATGGTGACAGCAGCTTGCAAGAAAATTTACCAGAAGGCCGACATCCTCGGAGCCCCGCGCATCCTCGGCGTCGATGTCGCACGCTTCGGCAATGACTCATGCGCCATCACGCGCCGCCAGGGGCTCGTGGCCTACAAGCCAAAGGTCTTCCATGCCATCAGCAACATGGACTTCGCGGCAAGGCTCATCCAGGAAATCAACGACTTCCGGCCGGATGCCGTCTTTGTCGACTCCGGCCGCGGCGAAGGCGTCATCGACCGCTGCCGGCAGCTCGGCTACGATGTGACCGAAGTATCCTTCGGCGGCAAAGCCCTGGAATCCGCGCACTACGTCAACAAGCGGGCAGAGATGTGGGACGCCATGCGCAAGTGGCTGCAGGCGGGCGGCTCGCTGCCTGACATGCCCGAATTCAAGACAGAACTCGTCACGCCAGAGTACAGCTTCGATGCGGCGAATCGCATGAAACTCGAACCCAAAGAGAAGATAAAGGAGCGGATCGGCAAGTCGCCGGACGTGGCCGACTCTCTGGCGTTGACGTTCTCTTATCCCGTCGTGCCAAAAGAAGCTATGCATGGCTCTGGTGCGACGTGCAATACAGACTACAACCCCTTTTGAGATGTGTCCGATTCGGACACCGAAGGAAATTCACATGGCATGTGTCCGATTCGGACACCGAGTACTGGAAGGAGGTGAGCGCCATGTGTTCTGGTGGAGGCGGAGGCAGCTATACGCCGCCGAAAGTAGACCCGGCACCGACGACGGTCGTGCCGACGGATGAAGCGGCGACGACGGCTGCAATCAGCAAAGAGCAGAAACGCAAGAAAGGCCGCAGTGCAACGGTACTCTCGAGCGACCGCAATAGCTTGTTGTCGAGCCTCGGCAACAGCAACGGTGACAGCGGCGTCAGAAGAACGCTCGGATAAGGAGGAGCAGCATGGAACGAGACAAGCAGGGAGCGAGGCTCCCGCCGGGCGGCATCTCACTCGTCAAGATGTCGGATGTCGGCAGGCGGCTGAACATCTCGAAGCGGCGCATCCAGCAGCAGGTCAGTGCCATGCTGCAGAAGCGCACGGCGTATGAGACACGCTGGAAGGCCATCCGAGACTACCAGCTGCCGTACATCGGCTATTTCGACGACCGCGACGACGAGCAGACGATGGCCGACCGCAAGGACCGGCACATCTACAACAGCACGACGTGGCAGGCGAACCAGATCTTTGCCGCCGGTGTGATGAGCGGCCTGACACCGCCATCGCGAAAGTGGTTCCGGCTGAGCTTCTCGAACAAAGAGCTGGCCGATAACTCGGATATCGGCAAGCTGCTGGATCAGCGCATGGACATCATGAACGATGTTCTCGAGAAGTCGAACTTCTACACCGCTATCCATTCGTGCTACCTCGAGCTCGCATTTGGCCAGGCACCACTCGGCATCTTTCCGGACAGTCGCTATGGCGTCCACTTCACGGCCTATCCCGTCGGCAGCTATGCTTACGAGTGTGGGCCAGATGGCCTCGTCAACACCTTCGTGCATCGCATGAAGATGAGCGCCCAGCAGCTCGTCGACAAGTTCGGTCGCGAGAATGTCACGCAGGCCGTCCGCGACGAGACCGACAATGGCGCTGGCGTGCGGGCTGTGCATCGCGTCGTCTGGTTCGTTACGCCGAACCGCCTGGCATCGCCAGACAAGCTCGGCAGCATCTACATGCCATTCCTCTCGGCCTACTACCTCGAGGAGAGCGACGAGGACGAGTTCCTCTACCTTGGGGGCTTCGAGGAGTGGCCGGTGCCAGTTGCCCGCTACATCATCACAGGCAACGATGCCTACGGCAAGGGGCCCGGATGGTACGCCGAAGGCGATGCTAAGGCCCTGCAGCTCATGGAGAAGGACCTGCTGACTGCCGTCGAGCTCGGCGTCAAACCACCAATGCAGACGACAGCAGAGACCGTTGCAAAGGGCATCAACCTTGTGCCGGGCGGCAAGACCTACGTCCGGCAGGACGGCTCCGTCAAGCCGCTCTTCCAGGTCCAGACCGATATCGGCGACCTGCGCACTGAGATCACGCAGCTCGAGGACAGAATCAAAGAGGCGTACAACGCGAACCTCTTCATGATGCTCAACGAGATGGAGAACAAGACCATGACCGCACGGGAAGTCATCGAGCGCAACCAGGAGAAGATGACCGTCCTCGGGCCAGTCGTGCAGCGCATGCAGTACGAATTCCTCTCGAAGATCATCGAGCGCGTCTACATGATCCTCGACCGGGCCCAGGTATTCCCACAGCCAGAAGACCCCGCTATACAGGAAATGCTCGCCCAGCAGGATATCAAGATCGAGTACATCTCACCGCTCGCACAGGCCCAGAAAGTCGCGGGCCTCACAAACATCGAGCAGTTCTACGCATTCCTGATGAACCTTGCGCAGGCCAACCCGAACGTCATCGACAAGCTCAACTTCCCCGAGACGGTCAACCGCTACGCCGACATGCTCGGCACGCCGGTGGCCATCCTGCGCACGGACGACGAGTACGAGAAGATCCAGCAGGAGAAAGCCGAGAAGCAGGCCCAGATGGAACAGCTGCAGCAGGCCAAGCAAGTGGCCGACATGGCAGCGCCGGCAGCCCAGGCCGCAAAGAATGCCGCAGAGGCAGCGCAGGACGGCAACCCCGTCCTGCAGCAGCTGATGGGTGCCGACACCTTGGGCTATGGTCAGGGAGGATGACATGGACCAACAGGAGAAAGAAGCGCGAATCATCGCCTATGCCAGACAGGAACAGGAGAAGCGCGACACTGCCTCTCTCGACTACCTGATGGCAGACGAGCGGGGGAGATGGTTCCTGATGCGGCTCATGGACCGCTGTCACATCATGGACTCCACCTTCCCCGATAGCGACCACACGAACCGCATGCTCATCGCCGAAGGAGAGCGACGGGCGGCCCTGACCGTGCGGCAGAACATCATGCACATGGCAGATGGCTTAGCACAGTATCAGCAGGCCGAGCGGGAATACATGGCCTTCCAGCAGCGCATGGAAGACCTCATGCAGACAACAGAAAGCGAGGATCATCATGAGAGACCTGTTTTTTAGGCTCCAGCGTTTTGGAGCACCTGTCGATGCCGCGGGAGATGGCGATGTGCCAGCACAGGGCGGTACGCAGGACCAGCAGGATACAGGAGCGAGTGCATCACAGCCAGCCCAGACAACCATCTTGGGCAGTCAGACAGAGGCGAGCCAGGGCGGCGAGCAGGCACAGGGACAAAGCAGCCAGGGCAACACGGAAACCAAGACTGGAACAGAGCCACCTGCCACCTACGACTTCTCGGGCGTTGTGCCGGAAGGTCTGGAGTATGATGCTGAGCGGGCGGGGCAATTCGGAGCCCTGGCACGCGAGTGTGGCCTCTCACAGGAGCAGGCAAGCAAGCTGGCAAGCTACGGCATGCAGTACATGCAGGCCGGACAGCAGGCAGTAGCAGACGGCATCTGCCAGACGATGGATGGCTGGGCTCAGGAAGCCCGCCAGCAGCTCGGCGGCCAGTTCGACGACGTCACCGCAAAGGCGGCCGTCGGACTCAATGCAGCCGAGCGCAAGATCCCCGGCCTGCGTCAGATGATGAACCTCACGGGCGCCGGCAACCGCGTCGAGATGATCCTGCTCATGGCCGAATTCGGGAAATTGGTTGGCGAAGACCCCGGCCATATGGGCGAGGGCGCACACGAGAAGACCCTGTATCCGAACACAGACTTCAGCAGATACTAATAGCACAGAAGGAGGAACTCCATCATGGCATTACTGGGAACCCAGGCGCTCACTCTGAGCGACCTGCAGAAACGAGTGGACCCCGACGGCAACATCGCATACATCATCGAGGCCCTGCTCAACGCAAATCCAATCATGGACGACATCGTCTGGAAGGAAGGCAACCTGCCGACGGGCAACCGCACGACGGTCCGCGCTTCCATGCCGACGCCGTCCGTCCGCCGCATCAACGCCGGTGTTGCTCGCCACAAGAGCAGCACGCGCCAGGTGCAGGATACCTGCATCATCCTCGAGGACCGCTCCTGCATCGATATCGAGGAACTGGCACTGGCACGCAACCGCGAGGCATTTCGCCGTAGCGAGGATGCAGCCTTCGTCGGTGGCTTTACAGACGCTGTGGCAGCCAATATCTTTTACGGCAACACGGACGACACGCTCGACACCTTCAATGGCCTGACAGCCCGCTACGACACCATCGGTGGCGAGAAGAACGACGCAGGTTACCAGGTCCTCGCGGGTGGCACGGCAGGCACAAACACGAACACCTCGGCCTTCTTCGTCGGCTGGGGCACGTATGCGACGACCGGTATCTACCCGAAAGGCTCGCAGGCCGGCCTGCAGCAGCGCGACCTCGGCGAGCAGACCGTGCAGGATGCCGACGGCAAAGAATACCAGGCCGTCACGACGCTCTTTTCCTGGAAGGTCGGCATGGCTGTGCAGGACATCCGTGCCAATGCACTCGTCCGCAACATCGACGTCTCGAAGCTGTCCAGTCTGACGGCAGCTGACAGCAAGAAGCTCGTCAACCAGTTCATCTACGCGAAGAACCGCATCCGCAACCTGCAGGGCCGCGATAAGAAAGTCGTGCTCTACGTGTCGCCGGCACTCTTCGACTTCTTTGAGATCTACCTCAATGACAAGAATAACGCTTACATCACGCGTCAGGAACTCATGGGCGGCATCCCGCAGCTCTACCTCTCCGGCATCCCCATCAAGAAGTGCGATGCGATCAGCGAGACGGAAGCGGCCGTCGCGACGGCGTAAGAGAGGAGGACCATCATGATTCTGGATAAAGAGAATACCTTCTTCAACAAGAAAGCCTTGTCGGCTTCTGATCTGACGTCGGACATCGTGCATGTGGGCCCAGGTGAATCGGGCTGTCCGCTCCACCTCGTGGCAGCCGTCACGAAGGATGCAGGGACCGGCACCCTGACCACCAAACTCGAGACATCCGCCACGTCGGACTTCAAGTCCCCGAAGACGTTGGCGACCTACACCGCCGTTCCACTCGCCGCCGACGTGCCGCGCGGCAACCTCGGCTACCTGCGCCTGACGGTCACATCGACCTACAGCAAAGGGACCTTGACCGCGGGCCTCGTGCTCGACGACGATATCGACTGGTAAGCAAGGGCCGGACCCCGCAGGGCCCGGCCTTTTGTCATCGTGAGAGAAAGGGAGGAGCGAGAATGAACAGCATCGATATCTGCAACATGGCACTGTCGTTCCTGCATTGTGGCCGCATCAATTCGCTCGACGATACCGAGAAAGCCGCCCAGCTCTGCAAGATCCACTATGACCATCTGCGCAGGCGTCTGCTGCGGATGTACCCCTGGGGCTTTGCTGAGAAGCTCACGAAGCTGGCCTTGCTGGAGACGCGGGCGGTGGGCTATAGCTATGCCTATGCCTATCCCGAAGACTGCCTGCAGCTTCGCTTCGTCTTTGATGAAGAGCATGCTGCAGACCGCGAAGACTCCCGTCGGGACTTCCGGGTCTGCTACCTGGACACCGTGGGGCGTTCCATCCTGACGGACGTGTCCCTGGCCTATGGCGACTATACGGCAGATATCAAAGAGCCGGAAGTCTTCAGCGCAGAATTCAGTGATGCCCTGGCACACCTCTTGGCCAGCTCGATGGCCATGGGCATGACAGGGAACACCGAGCTGCAGAGCATCAACCTGCAGCTCGCACAGCAGTCTGTCGACCTGGCAAGGTATCAGGATGTCGTGGAGCGTGAGCGCCGGACGAGGTATCCGCATGGATACAGCGATGCCCGGTTTTAGGAGGAGTGTGCATGAAGCCATACTATGCAATACAGCCGGCCTTCACTGGCGGCGAACTATCCGAAGATGTCGCCAGCCGCGTGGACCTCGACAAGTATCAGCTGGGCTTGAAGCAGGCGGAGAATGCGATAGTCCGGCCCTACGGGTCCGTGCATAAGCGTCCGGGCCTCATCTATTGCGGCCAGACGAAGTATCCAGACAAGACCGTGCGACTGCAGGAATTCAACTTCGTCACGGATCTCTCGTACCTGCTGGAGTTCGGCGATAAGTACGTGAGAGTCTGGCGTGACGGGCAGTATTTGGGCGTCGAAGTGGCGACGCCGTATACCGAGAGCGACCTGCCCAAGCTGCGCTTCGTGCAGTCTGTGGACGTCATGTACATCTGTTCCAGCACCTATCCCGTGCAGAAGCTGTCACGCTACACAGAGACCGACTGGGAGCTTACAGCGGTAGACTGGGATATGCCGCCATTCTGCGACGTCAACAAGGACACCGACTGCAAGATCACGCCGAGCGGCACTACAGGCTCCATCAACTTGACCGCGTCCAAGGCCGCATTTGACAGCGACATGGTCGGCGACTGGATCAAGCTGGAGCAATACGTGGAAGGCCGGGAAGTGAAACTCAACGCGACGAATGGGACGAGCCAGTCCTCACCGCTGAGCGTCGGCAAGACCTGGAAGTTCATCTCACACGGCACGTGGACCGGCACCGTCTATGTCGAATACTCGACCGACGGGACAACTTGGAAGAAGCTGCGGACATATACCTCGTCCAACGACTACAACCCACAGGAGTCCGGCGATGTAGAGGAATATGCCAAGCTGCGGATCACAGCGTCCATCACGGATGGCACGTGCAATGCCAGCTTGTCGGCCTATCCCTACACCCATACCGGCTATGTGACAATCACCGCTGTATCGTCCGAGACGGCAGCAGTCGCGACCGTCACGAAAGAGCTGGGCGACACGAGTGCGACAGCCGACTGGTACAGGGCAGCTTGGGGCGAGACGAACGGCTACCCGTGCTGCGCTACCTTTTTCCAGGACCGCCTCGTCTTTGGCGGTAGCCCAGGAGAGCCGCAGCGCGTCTGGATGAGCAAGACAGGGGACTACGAGAACTTCGGCATCGAGAAAGAGAGCGGCACCGTGACCGACGACAGCGCCATCACCACGGACTTCCTGAGCCGCAGGGCCTGTGCCATCCAGCATCTGGATGCCGGCAATGACCTCGTCGTCTTTACCGAGGGCAACTCCTGGACTGTCTCGGGCGGTGAGACCGTGACGCCATCGAACATTACGCCGCGCAACCAGGAGAACTACGGCGTCAGTGAAGTCGCACCCATCCGCATCGGCAACCGTGTCGTCTATATCCAGCGGCGCGGCTCGATCGTCCGCGACATCGGCTATGACTACAACACCGACTCCTACATCGGCATCGACCTGACACTGCTCTCCAAAGACTTGGTGAACGGAAAGAAGATCACGGATGATGCCTATGCGCAGGAGCCGGACTCCTTGCTCTACTTCGTGCGCTCTGACGGCGTCCTGCTGGTCCTGACCTACGTCATCGACCAGAAGGTCTATGCCTGGTCGCACATCGTGACAGATGGCCGCTTCGAGAGCGTGGCCTCCGTGAATAGCGGCAGCAACGATGATGTCTATGCGGCCGTCTGCCGGACCGTCAAAGGCAAGACCGTGCGCTATATCGAGCGCTTCGACAGGGACCATACTTCTGTCAGCCAGCAGGACTACACCATGCTGGATGCCGCCATCGTGTACGATCTGGACACAGCTGCAGGAACCATCACAGGCCTTGAGACACTGGAAGGGAAGACCGTCCGTGTCCTGGCCGATGGGTATCTCTATGAGCCGATGACCGTCGAGGGTGGGAAGATTATCCTGCCGGATGAGACGACCGCCAAGCGGCTCGTCATCGGGCTGCCGTATACCATGGTCCTCGAGCAGCCGAACTGGGATGTCGGCAACATGGAGAGCGGCACCGTACAGGGCCGCGAGAAGACCGTGACCAAAGCCATCCTGCGCCTGAAGAACAGCTTCGGCGGCTGGATTGGCCCGGATGCCTCGCATCTGGAGCCCATCCTCTACGATCCAGAGGCGATGGAGCTCGGCGAAGATGTCCTCGTGACCGGCGACCGGACCGTAGACCTCCATGAGAATGGCGTCAATACAGAGGGGCGCACGTACATCAAGCATGAGACGCCATATCCATTTACCATCTCAGCAATCATAAGGGCGGTGACTTTCCTTGGTGAAACAGAATAAGAAGACCTATACTATCTGGAAACTTGAGTGGCCGGAGATCCTCGAGGGCGAAGAAACCTACGGCCTGGCATGGGATCTGGCGAAGAATCTGCGTGAGGTCGACCGCCGCGAGATCCTGGCCTTCACGGCAAACGTCGAGCGGGAAGTGCAGGAATCCATCGACTGGAGCTACGAGCTGCAGTACGCCACTACGAAGAGCGGCAACATCATCGCCGTCTGGGGCGTACAGCCGAAGCGCAACGACGAGGGCCTGCGGACACACGCCCTGATCTGGTGCCTCGGGACGGACCTCATCAAGCGGTACACCGTCTCGTTCGCCAAAGAGTCCAGGACCATCCTGCATGAGTGGGCCAAGCGATACGGCTCACTCTACAACATGGTGGGCGCATTCAACGACGACGCCATCCGCTGGCTCCAGTGGGTAGGCGCGTCATTTGATGCGTCCGCGAAGATCATCAAGAACGGGGAGATCTTCCTGCCGTTCGTCATCCATCCAGAGCCAGAGCCAGAGAAAGGAGAAAATTGAGATGTGCAGCGTCATTGCAGGGCTGACCGCCCTGGGCGGCATCTTCCAGTACCGCCAGCAACAGCAGCAGGCCAATGCACAGGCAGCCATGTACCGGGCGCAGGCCGACGCCGCTGAGCAGAATGCCCGGATCGAGAACCGCAAGCAAGAGCAGATTGCCGACAACTACGCCGCGCAGGCCGACAAGCTGCGCTCGCGCCGCCGCCTGATCGAGGGCAGCCAGCGAGCCCAGACCGGTGCGGCCGGGCTGAACTTCGGCGGCTCGGCCTTTGATATCCTCTCGTCGAGCAACGATGCTTACCTGCAGGATCAGATGACGTTGCTCTCCAACCAGCGTAACGACAACTACAACTCGCGTGTGGCAGAGAGCAACTACGAGGCACAGGCAGCCAATAGCAGGACTGCGGCGAGCAACGTCAAGCGGGCGGCAAGATGGCAGGGCCTCTCGACCATCCTCGGTACCGCGGCCAGCGTCTACGGCGTCGCACAGCCCTGGAAGGATACCGGGGCAGCTGCCTCGAGCAGTAGCACGGGCGGCGCGTACCAGTACTACAACGAGAAGACCACGGCAGACACATGGGCCAAAGCCAACCGGCAGTTCCCGACCGTCTCGGGCACGGGCTACCTGACGTATGGCAAGCCCGTCCTGTCCTATGGCAAGAACACGGGCTGGGATATCCGGCCGGACTACTACAGCCGGAACGGCAAAGTAAACTTCCCGTTCCGCTTTTGAGTGAGGGGGAACCGACATGAAATTCAGCAGCTACCAGCCCGTCGTTAATCCAAACATCATCAATCCGCCAGCCGTCCAGGCACCGAAAGACCTGGAAGTGTACGGCACGGGCGGCAAGGAGTGGACTGCGCTTGCTGGAGCCGTCGGCCAGGCCACGAAAGTGTTCGCCCAGAAGCAGGATGACGAGGATGCAGCCGACGTCATGGACGCCAGGAACCGCATCATGACCTCACTGAACGAGCAGCTCTACGGCGAGCAGGGCCTCATGACGCTCGGCGTAGGCAAGAATGCCAAGGGGCTGACAGACCGCGTCACGCAGGCCATTCAGGACACCTCAGCAGAGATCGCCAAGGACTACAACCCGCGCGTCCGCTATGCGCTGAAGTCCACGTTGAATGACAACATGCTCAACTACCAGCGCATCGCCACCGGCCAGGAGAATCGGGAGCGGGAGAACACCGAGCAGGCGGACTACCAGGCGGCCCTCAACATCAACACGCAGAACGCTGGCATGACCTGGGATGTGACGAACGCCCTGACGAACTACGAGAACGACACGCGCCGCATCATCCTGGCCTATGGCGCGAAGCGCGGCTGGACCGGCGAGCAGATACAGTCCGAACTGATGGGGGCCATAACGAAGCAGGTCGCGTCGGCCGCGACGGCAGCCATTACCGCAGGAAACTATGAACGGGCCGCGCAGATCCTGCAGGTGAACCGCGGCAAGATGGACCAGAACGTCTACAACCAGCTCTACGGCTCCGTCAAGCAGAAGCAGGATGTGGCTAAGACCTACACGACGGCAGATGATATCGTCAACCAGTGCTGGGACCCGAAGACAGGGCGGTTCGATTGGAACAAGGCCAATGAGCTCATCAAGCAGAACTCCTACAGGAACGTAGGGGGGCAGGGGATAACCGGAGCTTCTGGAAAGGAAGCTTTCTTCGCATCAGTGGAACAGCAAGAGGACCCAAATGGAGATCCGAACGCGGTCTCATCAGAAGGTGCCGTTGGTATCTATCAGATTATGCCGGGCAACTGGCCGGCATGGTCGAAGGAAGCTGGGTATGAGGGTGCCGATCCAAACGATGAAGCGGCGCAGCGTGCAGTCGGACGATTCAAGCTGGGCCAGTACTACGACAAGTACGGGCCAGAAGGGGCACTGGTTACCTGGTATGCTGGTGAGCAGAACGGACAGCGCTGGGTGGCTGGCGAACCGGATGCCATTGACGAGAACGGCAACCACTATGCTTGGGATAAGCAGCTGAGCAATGGCCCATCCATCAAGGAATACGTCAACAGCGTTATGAGCAGGATTCCGAAGGGGGCTGGCGGACAGAATGCGGGCGGTGGCAGTGGTGGTATTGATATCTCCAAGAAAGTCTACTACACAGTCAAGCCTGGCAAGGAAGTCGAAGTCACGAATCTTGGACATTCGACATGGGCAAAGCTCAATGCCTTGGCCGCTCTCTATGAGCAGGCTTTCGGTCAGCAACAAGACTATGAGCCGTTCTATGTCACGGCGGGCGGTACAACCAAAGGACACAATCCGGGTAGCAAGCACTACGAGAACCGTGCCTTCGACATAGCGATGGACAGCCTGGCCCGTCATCCAGAGCGTCTGCAGTGGCTGCAGGAGCATGCAGCCGATGTCGGCCTGAAACCACTGAACGAGTATGCAGGCTATGGCAACGAGCAGTGGGCGGATGGCGACAACTTCCACTTCAGCGATGACGGCGGAGATTTTGACGAGAACGCTTATATGGGCGGAGGCAGTGGTGCGGCGGTATCAGGAGGGACGATGTATGACCCGACCATGGAGAAGAGCCTGCGAAGCGCAGTAGAAGCCGGGTTGCAGGATCGCATGAATGCGTATAACCAGAACAAGCAAAACTATTTCGATGATGTAGAGCATGCAGTTGATACAGCAGGCTCGTTCTCAGCTGCCAAAGCACTTGTCGAAGGAGACACGACACTCGACCTGCAGCAGAAGAACACGCTGATTGGCATGGCTGCGTCGAAGTTTGGCGTCAACCGGAATACGGGCTTACCGGCAAGTGGAGCTGGAGGGGTTACTGCATCCAAAATCGAGACGGCCTACAACACATTGGAGAACATGAACATCAATCTGCAGAATGGCAATGCCATTGAGACGGCTTCGTTTACTGCAGCAAGGCGGGCCGGAAACCTGCTGGATGACAATGGCGTCCTGACAGATGAACAGTCGAGTGAATTGCGGGCGGCCTACCAGAGCCAGGACTTTATGTCGTCGCTTACGGATGATATCGAGACGAATGGTATGGGCGGTGCATACAATCACTTGATTCAGAATGGCATGGACCCGCTCGTGGTGACGATCATCATCACGAAGAGCGACACGCACTACCTGCAGAAAGACTATCAGGGCGATCAGGAAGAGCCGGAGGAGGGCTGAAGATGGCGTTTGATTTGGAAGGCTACCAGAACATGGTGGCTCAGAAGAAAGAGAAGAAAGAACAGGCGGAGGCAGAGGCACAGGCCGAAGCCGCCAAGATGGCGAATGGGCCCTCTCTGCTCGACCGCATTGGTGATCTGGCATCAGGTGCCGTAGAGACGGTCAAGGACGTAGCAGATGCTGCTTGGACGATGGAGAAGAATGCGCAGGATGTCAAGACGCGTGGGCAGCAGTTGGAGATGGCCTACACCGATGCATCCATCCAGCAGTCCGAAGCGAGTGGCAATTATCAAGTACAGGAGAATGCGTATAAAAACTTCCAGCAGGCAGGAGCTGCAACAGAAGGGACCGTTGAGAATGTGCTGCGGTCCCCGTTCCGTCAGGCATCTCGTAGCTTGATCGAGAATTATGCTGACCGCACGGATGATTCTATCCTGGGCGATGCGGCCAAGGCACTGCAGCGCACGGATGCAAACCTCGAGTATTTCATGACAGATGAGGAGAAGCTGACCAAGGCTCGCCAGATTGAAGCGAGTACCGGCATCCCTGCGGACTCCTTCTTGCAGGATAACAAGGCATACAAGCAGGCACTCGATGTCTATCACTACAAGCAGAAAATCGATGCGGCGGGCGGCAATATCAACGACGTTTGGCAGGAATTCCCGGAGCTACAGGGCGTGGCCGATATGGACAAGGAAGGCGCAGCGATTGCCCTGCACAACCTCGATGCCGTCCGCTCGACGCATGGCATCATTGACACCTTCCAGAAGATGCTGGAGCGCGGTAACGTCAAGCTCGAGTACGACAACCTGCAGTATAAGATCATGATGGGAGTGGCAGATGACAACGACCGGCAGCGAGCGGAAGACCTCAAGAAGCAGCTCGAGGAGGATCGTCGTACTGCGCCGTCATTCCTCGAGGACCCGATCGCGGCCATTGTGGGCGGCGTGGCAGAATCCGCGCCAGAGATGTGGCAGTCGACGTCGGAGTCTTTGCGAGAAGCAACGGCAATGGCCGTGATCGCAGCAGCAGCCAGCGCGGCAGCGGGCTCCGTGGCCACGCCGGTCGGTGCCGCAGTGGGCGGCACAGTTGGCGCGGCGGGCGGCTTCGCCTATGGCTTGGGGCGCAGATTCCTCGCACAAGTCGCAAGGCGCGAACTCATTGCGGCGGCGGTCGGCACAGGCTTGCGCCTCGGTGCATTCACAGGCATGGCACGTCCTGAGATTGGCTCGCGCTTTGCCGAGTACAAGGAACTCAAGGACGAGAATGGCAACCCACTCTTGACGGAGAACCAAGCAGCTGGCTGGGCCATGCTAGGCGGCTCACTCAATGCGGGCATCGAGCTGGCGAACTTTGGCGTTGTGACGCGGGCGCTGGCCGGTGCACCGCATGCGCGGAAAGTCTTCGGCGACATCATCGAGCAGACAGGCTCGAGGATGCTGACGCGCGAGAAGGTGCTGAATGCACTCAAAGACCGGGCAGGCGATGTCCTCAAGATCACGGCCTCAGAGGCAGGTGAGGAAGGCCTGCAGTCCATCTCAGACGACATGGTCCACAATGGCATGGAGTGGAGTACTGGCGATACGAGCAACAAGATCTACGGCCCAGGCGAGATCCTGGAGCGGGCAGGCAAGAGTACCCTGCAGGCCATCCCTGGCTCACTGGGCTTCGGCCTGCTGGGCGCTGCGGGCGGCACAGTATCGTCCGGCTTCCGGCAGACGGCAGCCATGCGTCATCTGGCAAAGTTCGAGGCGACGTATGGCGAGAATGCCCGCAAGACCTACACCGGCACCGTCATGCTCGAGCAGCTGCAGCAGGCTATCGATAAGGGCAACCTCAAGGAAAAGGCTCCAGATGTTCAGAAGAAGGTCCTTCGCGAGCAGCTCAAGAATACGGACTATCCCGAGGTCTATATCGACACGGAGATGGCCATGCAGCAGGAAGGCGGACTCGAGAATCTCAAGGCCGTAGCCAAGGCGACAGGTATCTCGAACGACGAACTGCAGACAGCCATCGAGGAGAAGGGCCAGATCCTTGTGCCGACCGAGCAGTTCCTGCAGGCAGGCACGAGCCCGGAGTTCTTGCAGAACGTCTCCTTCTCACCGGAGGCTGACAGCATGGCCCGCATGCAGCGGGATGCCAAGACCATTCTCGAAGACATGCAGAAAAGGCAGCAGCGGTCCATCGACAAGCAGGTCGAACTCATCAACACCGTACTCGATCAGTACTTCCCGCTGCACGAGAAGAGCTCAGCCGAAGAACAGGCCATGCGCGATATGGCTGCCGTGGCCATCTACAGCGATCCGGCCAATCCAGCAAGGGGCTGGTCAGCTGCCATGAAGGAACGCCAGGAACGCCTGCAGGAGATCATCGGCCCCGTGCTGGAACGCCTGCGCGATGGCATGGGCAAGGGCGGCCAGCTCATGGAGGTCGAAGACGAGCAAGGCAACAAGAAGACGCAGCGCTTTACCGAGAACGACGAGTGGTATCGGAATTTCTACAAAACGTTCGGTCGGCAGCCGACGCAGAAGGAACTTGAAGATATGGCCGTAGCGGTCATCACAGGAGACCCGTCTGCACCGAAACTCGAAGGCTGGATACCGACGACGGAAGAAGAACATCAGGCCATGGCTGCCATCAAACCGGAAATCGATGGGCTGCGCACCGAGATCGAGTACCTCGAGGATATCAAGGGCACGATGAAATCCCTGAATGGCGTCGAGATGGAACTGACGCAGGGCCTCACAAAAGAAGGCTTCCAGGTCTACCGAGCCATCCGTGACCAGCTTACGAACGTCGACATCGACGGCGGCCGCACAGCCCGCGCTGCCCGTCTCGATGCCATCCTCTTTGCCCGTCATGCCGACATCGTAGCCGACATCATCAGCAAGAAGACCGGCAAAAAATATACCGCCCTCGACTACATGCGGGAGCGGTATGGGCTGAGAGAAGGAACAAGAAAGGAAGGTATTCTCAATCAGTTATGGCAAAACGAAGCAGCGAAGGCAGACGAAAAGTTAAAAACTGCACAGGCCGCATGGGAAAAATCAGTTGACGATTTTCTGGAAGGAAAGTTATCAAGAGGAACACTGGTTCGAATTATGGATATGCCATTGGTATTCGGATTGATACAAGAGGATGGCTATTCGATGGAACCGGGAACCCCGCTGAAGATAGCCGGTAGTATTCTCAGAAAAGTCCTGTTGACAAAAGAAGTACAGGGAGTCAGTCACGGACATGCTGGTGAGATTGATGCACAGATTCTAAAGCAGCTCCCCCAAAAAATTGCAGACCCCATCATGATATTGAAGAACCGCAATGAGCATCAAGAGCTGATTCCGCAAGAAGTGGTGGTTGTTATTGACCTGCAAGATAACAATGGGAATACAATTGTCGTTCCAATCACGTTTGAAAAAAAGAATAATACCTATTTGGTAAAGACGTTCTTTGGGAAAAAGAACCCGGTATGGTTCCAGCAGCGTTTGATGATGGGAGATGTATTGTACAGCAATAAAAAAAGAACCACCGAATGGATAAAGACGCATACTGAGCACCAAGCGCTCGAAGGATTATCCATCGGCAGTTCTTTTTTCTCAAGTATACCAACAGCAGTTTACAGCTTTTGAGACAGATGGATTTACAATCTAAGTGCAACAGCTCTTAGACAACCAAATTAAAATGACACATAGACTTCTTTGTTATAATGGTGTTTGAAAAGAACTACCTATAAGCAAAGGAGAGCCTATGT